CCCCTGTGCGCCTCAGGAAGCCCTCTCAAGGCCCCCGCCGCTGTCCATGGCCCTGTCGCACCCTCAACGCGCCTTCTAGCCCCGTGATCAGCTCTGCCCTCCTAGTCGCCTACCTCGCCGGCCTCTGCCTCGGCCTCACCATCCTCCAGCTCACCTCTCGCCATGACTGACACCAAGCCCGCAGGCATCACCAACCTCTGCCCCGATGACTGGGCAACCGAGGCCCGCGTCAAGCTCCCCTCCCTCATCGACCGTGCCGAAGACATGTCCGCTCGCTTTGGCGAGGGCATCTCACGCACCTCCGACCCCACCGCACGCCTCTACCCCGTCACCATCCCCCTGCTGAACGCCCCCACCGTCAAAGCCACCATCCGCGCCGTCTCCAGCAAGCAAGCCCGCACCTTCGCTGCCAACAACCACCCCAACGCCGACACCGCACGCATCACCGTCGGCAAACCACTCAAACCGGCCCCCCTCTGAGATGGCCACTTCCGCACCCGACCGTCGCACCTGGGCACTCACCGGCTACCACCCCCTCTCCGGTTGCCCCATCTGCCTCCCCTGGCCCCAGCAAACCACCCTCGGCGAAGCTGCCGTCCTCTCCCACGCCATCGCCACCACCTACTCCGTCACCGAGCTCGTCATCCACCCTGACGACCTCTCACGCGAGATCACCGTCCTCGTCCTCTGGACCTACAACGGCCGCGACCACATCGCTGAACTCCCTGCCGAATCCGTAGACGATGCTGTCGTCCGCATGGCAACCCTTGCCTGCAGCGGCACCATCGCCGTTCTGGACTAACATTCCTTCGATTCCCAAACGCACCACCACCGCCATGGCCCTCCCCGACCTCATCGACGCAGCGCCCGACTTCCTCCAAGACGCCTCCACCGAAGTCGCCACTGCTCTCGCCGTCGTATCCCAAGCCTTCCGCGATCTCGGCTTCCACATCACCGCCGAAGACGCTTACCCCTACGTCTCCCTGATCCTGGAACGGGCAGACGCTGACCTCGCCCTCTACGCAGAGGATGACGGGGAAACTGAAGAAGACGACGCCTGAATACACCCTCGCCCTGTGGGCATGGCAAAAGCAATCGAAATCACCCCGGCGATGATTGCTCGCGCCGAAGAGCTGGCCGCTGAAGGACTCCCGCAGTCCTCCATCGCGGCCGGCCTTGGCGTGTCTCATGCCACCTTCTACAAGTGGGTCGATCTTGCCAAGACAGGCACCGGAGACGACACCCACGCTGCGTTTCTTGACGCAATCCAGAGGGGCACCCTCCGCGGTGAGCAGCAGCTACTTGGATTCATCCGTGCCAAGGCTGCCGAAGGTGAGTCACGGGATGCCCAGTGGCTGCTGACTCACTCCCCCCGATGGCGCAACACCTGGTCTGATGCAGCTGCCACGCGCCGTGAAGTGCAGCGCACCGTGTCTGAGGTGGTGGCCGCCATTGAAGCTACCCCTGGCCTGCCCGTAGACCAGCGCCGCGCTGTGCTCCTGTCCCTTGCCGCTCGGGGCATCGGTGCTGACCCTGCCGACTAGCTCCCACATCAGGGCAGCCTTGGCCCGTGCCGATCAGGAGGCCACGCCTGAGGCAGCACCCACCACGGCCGAGGTGCTGGCCCGCATGAGGCCCACCCTCCTCCGTCATCAACTCGCCTTCTGCGACAACCTGGAAGCCCGCAAGCTCGGCCTGGTCTGCGGCTTCGGGGCAGGCAAGACACACGCCCTGGTGGCAAAGGCCATCACCATGGCAGCCCTCAACATCGGCCACGTCTCGGCACTATTCGAGCCCGTGGCGCCCATGCTCCGCGACATCCTCCAGCGCACCATGGATGACCTGCTGGAGGAATACGGCGTCCCCTTCACCTTCCGTGTTTCGCCCCTGCCTGAGTACGTTCTGACCTTTGCGGAAGGCTCCCACACCATCCTGTTGCGGACCATGGAGACGTGGAACCGCATTCGTGGCCAGAACCTCTGCGCCATCGGCTTTGACGAGGCCGATACTGCCAACAAGCGCACTGCAGAGCAGGCCACACGCATGGCCCTGGCACGCCTGCGGGCCGGCAACGTGCGGCAGTTCTATGCGGCGACGACGCCTGAGGGGAGGGCTTGGGCTTTTGAGACCTTTGAGAAGAACGCCGGCCCTGACACTGCTCTTATCCGAGGGACTAGCTACGACAATCCGCATTTGCCGGCGGACTTCATCCCATCGCTAGAAGCCAACTACCCGCCTGAGCTGGTCCGGGCCTACGTTCTTGGCCATTGGGTTTCGCTAACCACGGGGCTGGTCTATGACCGCTTCAAGCGGGACAAGCATGTGCGGGAACTGCCGCCTCTGCTGGATCGCTTCGGGCGCCCGTACCAAGACCAGACGCCTGGCAAGCCCTGCGCAGACGAGACGATCATCCTCGGCTGCGATTTTAACGTCGGCAACTCCAACGCGGCTCTGTACTTGCGCCGTGGCGATGACTTCTGGTGCTTTGACGAAGTAGCCAAGGCCCACGACACTGACGATCTAGGCCGGAAGGTGAGGGAGCGGTATCCCGACCATCGCATCCTGATGTACCCGGATGCCAGCGGTGCCAAGCGGACCACCAATGCCAGCAGGAGCGACATCGCCATCCTGGAGGGCTACGGCATGTCCAACATGTCCCCCAGCGCCAACCCGCCGATCCGCGACCGCATCGCAGCGGCTCAGGCGTTGCTGGAAAACGGCAAGGGCGAAACGCATCTGTTTGTCACCCCCAACTGTGAAAAGGTGATCGACAGCTTCGAGCTGCTGTCCTACGACGAAAAGACAGGCCTCCCAGACAAGGAATCCAATTACGACCACATGGCAGACGCGGCTACCTATCCCCTGCACCGCATCAGGGCCGTGGAGAACGCGCAGGCCGGGCGGAAGGTCGGCAGCATCAGGCTCTACTGAGACAGGGGCGGCAGCTGCCTCAGAGCCGTCTCCAGCAGGAACGCGCCCAGGTTGCTCACCGTGCGCCCCTCGGCCGCCGCACGTTCCTTCAGCGCCTGCGCCAGCGCCTGCGGGATCACCAGCTGCACTCGGGTTCCTTCAGCCATGGTTGCGCCTGAGGCGTTTCGTAGTAGGATCAGAGCAGGACAGGCGGCAATGGCCCGCCGATCCCCTTAGACCATAGTGCAAACGGAGGCTTACTACCAATCCGCTGCCTGGGCTTCCAAGCGGAAGCAACGCCTAGCCCTAGACCGTCACACCTGCCAAGGCTGCGGCATTACCGCCGCACAGCTTGAGCACCTGGGATGGTCGCGGCTGCAGGTTCACCACAAGAACGCAGGCCCACCGGACTACCGCTACCCGTCATTCGGGCATGAACAGCTGAGCGACCTTCTCACGCTTTGCGAAACCTGCCACGACGGCATCACGGATTCGGTACGCAAACAGCGTTTCAGGTTGGACCCTCGCAAACAGGTCACAGACCCAGGCATCGGCGCTCCATCGCTTTCTGTCCCTTCGACTTCCAAACGCAATGTCCAACCTTCCCACCATCACGATCCGTCTGCAGGGCGTGAGCCCACTGTTGTGCCACAACGGGCAGATCGCAGATCCTCGCAATGGCTACGCCAGAGCAATGAAGGCGGTCAGCTCAAAGCGGAAAAAGACCGACGCTGACCTTGACGAGCTGGCCCGGCTGGAGTGGCTGGCAGGGCTTTACCGCTTCGGTGATGACCTTGTGATTCCTGACTACGTGCTGGAGAGCCTGTTCATTGGCGGGGCAAAGAAGTCAAAGCGTGGCCCCCAGGCCAAGTGCGGCATCTTCTTCACGGATCACGCTTCGCTGCAGTTCCAGGGCAAGCCTGCCACCGTCACCGACGAAACCCTCGCGGAGATGTTTGAGACGGGCCAGTTCAGCCATTCCATTGGCGTGAAGGTCGGCATGGCAAAGGTCATGCGTACCCGCCCGATCTTTCGTGGCTGGAGCCTTGATGCCGTGGCTCAGTATGACCCCGACGTGCTGAACCACCGCGACATTCAGGAGATCGCAGACGATGCCGGGAAGCTAGTGGGCCTAGGCGACTGGCGCCCCAAGCACGGTCGGTTCAGCGCCGAGGTGGTGGCCGCCTGATGATCTGGGCATCACGACAGTGTGTAAGACCCGGCATGGCAGGCTTTGGCCCGGTCTGGTGCGGCAGGGTGTGGCAGGGCTTGGTTAGGCAAGGATGGGCAAGGGCTGCAGACGGCAGCACGGAGGGCTTCGGCCTTCCCTGCTGTCCTCTTATGAGGGCAGACGAGGCGAGGCCGGGATGGGCGAGGCGCGGTCAGGCAAGGCCTGGTTGGGCCAGGCGAGGCACGGCATAGGCTGATCTCAGCACTGAGCCCCTCGGGGCTCTCTGCTGGGTTCTTTGAATCCAGTCAAGGCAAGGCTCGGCGCGGCTGGGCAAGGTTGGGCAGGGCCAGGTGAGGCTCGGCATGATGCGGCTCGGCAGGGAAAAGGGGAGCCTCAAAACTCCCCTACCCTCCCCCTATTCCAAGATCGGGCAACCTACGGCACTGAGCATCTTTGCGTGTGGCTGCCGGATACTTGCTGCCTAGCCAATACGGCTCGCCGTTCCTTTCTGCGACCTCGGCCAGCGTCAGCGATACGCAAGTCTGGCAGCCGAACGCTACCTGGCTGCGGCAGGAAAAGCATTGGGAGCTAGTGGACGCCATCTACGGCGGCACCAGTTACCTGCGATCAGGCGGCACCAAGTGGTTGCCACAGGAACCCCGCGAGGATGACGCCTCATACCAGCGGCGCCTACAGGGTTCTGTGTGCCCGCCATACTTCAAGAACGTGCTGCACATGCTCGCGGGGATGCTCACCCGTGTGCCGCTGAAACTTGATGGTGTTGTTGATGAGATCCTGCAGCATCTTTACGACGTTGACCAAGCCGGCAACGATTTGCAGCGATTCCTAGGGATCTTTGCCCGCGAGGTGCTCAAGTATGGGCACTGCGGCCTGTTGGTTGATTACCCGGCCGACATTGATGGCACACCATCGCCCCGCCCCTATTGGGTGATGTATAAGCCCCATCAGATCCTGGGCTTCCGCACCGAGACAGGCGGTAACGGTGGCATCCTGACCCAGCTGCGGTTACACAACACCTTCACCGTGCCTTATGGCGATTATGGCGAGGAGGTCGCTGAGGAGGTTCGCGTTCTTGAGCCCGGCAAGTATCGCGTGTTCCGTAAGCAAGCCTCACGCGGCATGGACTGGGTGGAGGTGGATAACGGCAGCACGACGATGGACCGGATTCCGTTCGTGACCTGCTACAGCGAGTATGTGGGGGTGATGGAGTCGCGGCCTCCGTTGGAAGAGGTAGCACACCTGAACGTGCTGGCATACCAGCGGGCCAGCGATCTGGTGAATCAGCTGCACCTGGCGGCGGTCCCGAGGCTGATGATTTTCGGGGCCTCAGCGGAGATTGACGAGATCGAGGCGGGCCCGGAATCCGCGACCACGTGGCCGGTAGACGCTCGGGCCGAGTTCATTGAACCGGGCGGGGCGTCGTATGACGCGCAGTTCCGGCATCAGGAACAGATCGCCCAGCAGATCGCGCAGCTCGGGCTTGCCACGATTCTTCCGCAGAAAGCGACGCCTGAAACTGCCACGGCCAAAGCAATTGACCGGAGCCAGGGCGATGCTGCTCTGCAGGTGGTGGCGCAGCAGCTGCAGGACGCCATTGATTCGGCGCTGGAGCTGCACAGCATGTACCTCGGCCTCCCCGCCGGCTCCTGTGAGCTGTCCCGCGACTTCCTCGCCCAGCGCCTGGATCCCACCGAGGTGGCCCAGCTCATTGCCCTCAACCTGAACGGCAGCATCACGCAGGAGAAGCTGCTGACGCTGCTGGACAAGGGCGGATGGATGGGCGATGAGTTCGACCTGCAGGAGGAACTGCAGGCCACCGAGGCGCAGCAGCAGCAGCGGCTCAGGGAGCAGGAGCAGATGCTGCAGGCAGGGATGAACGAGCTGCCGCAGTAGGGGTTTGGGAGTAAGATGAGGGTCCGCACCACCATGAAGCCATGATCCCGCCGCTGCTAGTGCCGCCGGTTGCTTTTGTTGTCAGCATCCTGGTCACGGCCATCTTCTATTCCTGTCTCCCGACGCAGAGGAAGCCATGACCGACTGGAAAGCGCTGTGCGCTGAGCTGCTTCACGCTGAGCAGCTCGACTGGGAGGACTGCGAAAAGATCAAGGCCAAGGCGGCTGCCGCCCTAGCCCAGCCCGAGCCGGCGGGGCCAACTGACGAGGAAGTGGCTGCCGAGGCGCTGCAGGCGGTTGAGGCCTACGAATCTACCCTGCCATGGGAATCCAACCGTTACGGGACTGAACTGACGTATGCCCTAAATCCTAAGAGCAGCGAGTACCTGCCCATGATGCTGGCTTTGCGAGCCGTTCTGAAACGCTGGGGCCGATAGGCAACCTACGGGGCACACCAGCCCTGTGGGCATGTCTGAATCATCCGCTCCTGTGGAGCAACCCAGCACCGACACCGCTGCCGAAGAACTGGAGCGCCTTCGCGCCAAGAACCGCGAACTCCTGGACGAAGCCAAGAAAGCCAAAGCCAAGGCCTCCCAGGTCCCCGAAGGCGTGGACGTGCAGGAGCTGATCGAGTTCCGCCGCAAGACTGAGCAAGCCAAGCTGGAAGAGGCCGGCAATTTCGCGGAGCTTCGCCAGCAGCTGCAGCAGCAGTACGACACCGACACCGCTGCGCTCAGGAAAGAGATCGACCGGCTCACTGCCCGCATCCGCGACCTGGAGCTGATCAGCCCTGCATCCTCTGAGCTGTCGAAGATCGTCCACGACCCGGATGACGTGTTTGCCACCGGCAAGCTCAAGCCTGAGCAGATCGAGCACGGCTCATCCGGCCCCGTGGTGGTGAACGGCCTGGAGCGGATCCCCATTGCTGACTGGGCACGCGCCAACCTTCCCCGCCACTACCTGAAGGAACCCCAGGCTCGTGGCACCGGTGCGCCCGTGGGCGGCAGCGTGGCCACCTCTTTGCCCACCGGCACCAACAACCCATGGGTGCGGGCGTCCTACAACCTCACCGAGCAAGACCGCCTTGTGCGGATCAATCCGCTGCTGGCAGCCCAGCTCAAGGCAGAGGCTGACGCCATCAACGCGAGGGGCTAATGGCTGACCCCGTACCCAGTAGAGCCGAGGTGCTGCAGATGCTTGAAGAGGTCGCGTCCGATCTGGAAGCGACCAACCAGCAGCTTGCGGTCAGCAATGAGCGGCTTGCGGCGATCAACGCAGAGCTTTCGCTGAGTGTCCAACGGCTGGAGGCCGAAGCCGACGCTATCAATGCACGCGGCTGATTCCGTGGCACACTATCTGTAACTGGGCCGGCTGTGCCGCCCGCAGGCTTGTGGCCATCCGTTCCCCATCCCGTAGAGAGCAATGGCTTTCACCTACCGGGCGGACGCTCAGATCCTCAATCCGTTTTCGGACTACATCTCTGAGCAGACCACCCTCCGTTCCGCATTTCTGACCAGCGGCCTGGTTGACACCAACCCCGTCATCAGCGCCAACATCACCAAGGGCGATACGTTCCAAATCCCGAACTGGGCAGCGGATCTTGGCGGCACCCTGCAAATCCCCGCTGAGGGTGTGCAGGCCACCGTCAACAAGCTGGGCAGTTCCAAACAGACCGGGGTCGTGTACCACGCCATCCAGGCATGGGGCGCATCTGAGCTTGTCAAGCTGGCCGTGGGCAGCACCAACGACCCGATGCAAGCCATCGGCCAGAAGGTTGCGACCTACGTGGCCAACGCTCAGCAAGGCCGTCTGCTGTCCACTCTGAAGGGCCTGTTCGGTGTCCCCGGCACTGATAACAGCTCCTACGCTCTGACCAGCATGTCAATCGACGCTGGCGGCACTGGCGAGACCGATTTCTCTGTCTCCCATGTCGTCCGTGCTGACCTGCTGCTGGGCGAGGATGCCGACAACTACGGCATCATGGTCGTTCACCCTGACGTCTACGCGTATCTGCGGATCCGCGAGATGATCAACTACGTGAACGCCAAGGAACTGCCTGGCATCACCGCTGTCACCAACGGTGCTGGCAGCCTCACCACCACCAACGCCGTGGCTGGTGACTTCTCCGGTGCCTTCACTGGTGAGTCCACCGTGCCCGTGTTCGGTAGCAAGCGCGTGATCGTCAGCAATGACGCTCCCCGCGCTGGTTCGCCTGGTTCCTACAAGTACGGCACCTACATCTTCAAGCCTGGCGCTGTGGGGATGGGCTACCAAGCTCCGGTGCGTACCGAACAGGACCGCGACATCCTCACCAGCGGCGGTGAAGATGTGCTGAAGGTGCAATGGGACCAGTGCTTCCACGTGCTCGGCACCTCCTACGCAGGCGCTGCCAACCCCAGTGCCACCACCCTAGAAACCGCTGGCAGCTGGACCAAGGTCTTCGATAAGAAGAACATTGGCATCGCCAACGTCGTGTCCACCTGTCCCATCTACGGTTGAGGTAACTGACAATGGCTGGACAATTCCACCTGGAACAGCCCCCGTTTGATCGGGCGCTGAATGGCCGCATCGTGGTTGCGGCTTCTGATGAGGCGACTGCTCTGAGTGCTGCCCAAAGCATCCACAGCATCGTCACCATGACCCCTGGCGCCTCCCGCGCTGTGACGACGGCCACCGGCCCTCAGATCATCGCGGA